GGACAATATTTTCAACTATTACATCAACAGGAGGAGGTGGAGGTGGAAAAAATGGTACTGTGCCACAAGAAGCAGGTTTAGCAGGAGGATCAGGAGGTGGAGCTAGTAATTCTGGTGCACCTAGTCCAGGTGGTACTGGAGGTACAGGTAATTCACCACCAGTAAGTCCACCACAAGGTAATCCAGGAGGAAATTCACCAGATGCAACACCTAGAGCAGGTGCAGGAGGTGGAGGAGCTAGTGCAGCTGGAGCAGTTTCATCTTCAGGAGTTGGTGGAAATGGAGGAGCAGGTTCAGCAAATTTAATTACAAATTCACCAGTAACTTATGCTGGAGGTGGTGGTGGTGGAGTTTTTTGTGGAGGAACAGCAGGTACAGGAGGTCCAGGTGGAGGTGGAGCAGGATCTAATGCAACAGGTATACAAGGTACAGCAGGAACAGTTAATACTGGAGGAGGCGGTGGTGGAACAAGAAGTAATCCTGTAGCAGGAGGATCAGGAGGTTCAGGAATCGTTATTGTTAGAGCTCCAGGATCAGCTAATATTTCAGCAAGTCCAGGTACAAATACAGTAACTACATTGCCGGCCCCAGCAGGAGGTTGTAAAGTAGCGACATTTACAGTTTCTGGAACATTAACTACATAAAATTATGCACTTTCATTTTATAAAAAATTGTATTATAATAACAAATAGGAGTTAAAAAATATGGCACATTTTGCAGAAATAAACAGCTACGGTTTAGTATTAAGAGTTGTTGTTATTGATAACAATGATGTAAACGCAAATGGCGGTGATCAATCTGCTGGAGCGGAAGAAGCGGTTAAAAAAATCGTTCCTTTCACAACAGGATCTAGATGGGTTCAAACTTCTTATAATAATAATTTCAGAAAACAATACGCTGGAATTGGTTACACGTTTGATTCCACAAAAAATAAATTTATATCACCACAACCATTCGCATCTTGGTCGCTAGACTCTAATGACGACTGGCAAGCCCCAGTTGCATATCCAACGGTTACAACTTATGGAGATAATGTAAGATACTTTATTTCTTGGGATGAAGCTGGACAAAGATGGACTGGTAAAGACGATCAACAAAATACATTCGCTTGGTCACCTGACACTTCATCTTGGATTGCTACAGGCAATTAAGTTAAAAGATTTTTAAACAGGAGTAGTGACTTATGGGATCACCCAATGGCGGTATAGTAGGAGTAATCAATCCAACATCGTTTGGAAAATGTACTCAAACTATTGTCACATCATCAACACCATTAACAACACAACCAGGAACTAGAACAGTTGCTGTTGCAGTCGTTGCTGGAGGAGCAGGTGGTGGTTCTGACAGAGGAGCAGGAGGTGGAGCAGGTGGTTTAAGAACTTGTACATCATTTTTAGTTTGCGGAGCAACCGCATATCCAATTACAGTAGGCGCAGGTGGAGCAGGAGCAACGTCTGCACCGCTAAAAGGTACATCAGGAAATCCTTCAATTTTTTCAACAATTACATCAGCAGGAGGTGGAGGTGGAGGTTCAGCTTCTAATACTGATGGAAATCCAGGAGGATCGGGAGGTGGAGGAAGAAATAGTAATAGTGCTGTAGGTGGTACAGGAAATACTCCGCCAGTAAGTCCATCTCAAGGAAATCCAGGTGGAAATAATACTACTAATGATGGTGGATTAGGTGGTGGTGGTGGAGGAGCTGGAGCTTCAGGAGAACAAGGAAATGGAAACCCAAGTCCAACTAATAGAGGAAAAGGTGGAGCAGGATTAGATGTAACTTCAATATTTGCACCCGGTTTACCTAATTCAGGAGTTTACGCTGGTGGTGGAGGAAGTGGTAATTGTGGTGCACTAGGAGCACCTGGTGGAACAGGTGGTGGTGGAACTGGAGGTGGAGATCCTGCAACTGCAGCAACAGCAGGAACAGCTAACACTGGAGGCGGTGGAGGTGGAGGAGGTGATCCGCCAACTTCTATTGTAGGCGGAGCCGGCGGTTCGGGAATCGTTATCGTAAAAGAATTAAACAAGGCAAGTGGTGTTTGGAATTTAAAAAGTCAATTTAGTGCACAGAAAAGCGGAACGTGGCCGGTTGCAACTTATGAATTAGATTATTTAGTAGTGGCGGGTGGTGGTGGTGGAGGTAGTTTTGGTGGAGGTGCTGGTGCAGGAGGTTACAGAACATCTTTTCCAGGAGGGACAAAATTAACGATTGGAGTTGGTTCAACTCCAGTTACAATAGGAGCAGGTGGAACAGGAGGAGTATCAAGAGCGGATGGTACATCAGGTTCACCTTCAGTATTTTCAACAATAACTTCTGCTGGAGGAGGTAAAGGTGGTTCTGAAAGTGGAACAACAACTGGAACTGCTGGAGGTTCAGGAGGAGGAGGTTCTATACTTAATAGTCCACAAGCAGGGGGTACAGGTAACACACCACCAGTTAGTCCACCACAAGGTAATGATGGTTCTTCTAGTTTTGGAACAATATCACCTGCAAAAGAAACAGGTGGAGGTGGAGGTGGAGCTAGTGCTACAGGTGGAGCAGCTACTGCTACAGTTGGAGGAGCCGGAGGAGCAGGTTCAGCAAATAGTATTTCAAATTCACCAGTAACTTACGCTGGAGGAGGTGGAGGAGGAGCTAGAGGTGATTTAGGTGCAACAGCAGGAGGTGCAGGGGGACCTGGAGGTGGAGGTGCTGGTACAAATAATGACACAGCAGGTGGAACTGGAACAGTTAATACCGGAGGTGGAGGTGGAGGTGGAGGAAGATCATCAGGTTTTGCATCAGGTGGTGCCGGAGGATCTGGTATTGCAATTATTAGAGGACCATCATCAGTTACTTTTGTAGCAGCGCCAGGAACTAATACAGTTACAACATTACCGGCACCAGCTGGAGGTTGTAAAGTTGCGACATTCACGGTTTCTGGAACACTTACAGTTAGCTAATAATTCATCTACTTGACATTTATTCTATAAATTTATATATAGGATTTAGAAATGAACCTGAATAACTACTACTATTTTTTTAGAGAGGCATTGACTCCTAGATTTTGTGACGAGATTATTAAGTATGGTAAATCTCAACAAGAACAATTAGCATTAACTGGTGGACAAACTGAAAAAGTTAATAAAGGAAAACCATTAGAAGAAAAAGATATACTAGATTTAAAAAAGAAAAGAGATTCAAATATTGTATGGTTGTCAGATTCATGGATATATAAAGAACTGCACCCATATGTTCATCAAGCAAATAGATTAGCTGGTTGGAACTTCGAGTGGTCGTTCAGTGAAGCATGTCAGTTTACAAAATATGGTTTAAAACAGCATTACGGTTTTCATTGCGATAGCTGGAATGCGCCATATGATAATCCTGCTAATCCAGATACTCATGGTAAAATTAGAAAATTATCAATGACTTGTAGTTTATCAGATCCAAGTGAATATGAAGGTGGACAATTACAATTTCAATTTAGAAATGAAGATGATCCAACTACTACAAGAAATTGCATAGAAATATTACCTCGTGGTTCAATATGTGTGTTCCCATCTCACGTTTGGCACCAGGTTACCCCAGTTACTAAAGGAACAAGATATAGTCTTGTAGTATGGTCATTAGGATATCCATTTAGATAATATGAAAACTGCAGAAGAACGTAAGCAATATAGAAGACAACAATATCTTAAACATAAAGATAGAGAAAAAGAAACTAGAAGAGAATATTTAATTAAGAACAGAGAAAAAGTATTAGAAAAACAAAGAAAATATAATAAAGAAAATCCATTAAAACGTAAAAATGCTGTTTTAAAAAATGTATATGGAATTACATTGGTTCAATATAATGAAATGTTTGAAACACAAGAAGGTAAATGTGCAATATGTCAAAGACATCAAAATGAATTAACAAGAACTTTATGTGTTGATCATGATCATAAAACAAATAAAGTTAGAGCTTTATTGTGTGTAACTTGTAATACAGATGTTTCTGTAGTAGAAAACAGATTAGAAGAAATGACGAATTATTTAAATAAATATAGAAAGGACCTAAACTAATGGCAAAAACAGATCAATTAAATTCATCAATATATTTTAGTTCACCTGTATACTCTATAGAAATACCTGAATGGGTAGATGACGCAAATAAAGTTTGTGATAAATATATTAAAGAATCTAAAAAAAATAATGCTAAAGCAATTAAAGAACGTGAAAAGAAATTTGGTAAAAAAATAGGCGATCATGGAATGAGTTATCATTCTACATCATTAGTTGGTGATCCTGCTTTAAAAGAATTACAAGAATATATTGGTTCAACATCTTGGAATGTTTTAGACCATATGGGTTATAACTTAACTAACTATGAATTATTTTGGACTGAATTTTGGGTACAAGAATTTGGTGAAAAAGGTGGTGGACACCATGAAGGTCATATACATTACGACAATCATATATCTGGTTTTTACTTTTTAAAATGTTCAGATAAAACTTCAATGCCAGTATTTCACGACCCAAGACCAGCTAAACTTATTACACAATTACCATTAAAAAATGAAACTGATATTACTTTAGGAACACACCAAATACATTACAAGCCAAAACCAGGTACAATGATATTTTTCCCAGCTTATATGGAACATCAATATGTGGTTGATGATGGTGTAGAACCATTTAGATTTATCCATTTCAATTTACAAGCTGTAAGAAAAATGATAACAGATACTGTTAGAAATACAGTAAAGGAGAAAAAATGAGTTTTAAAAAAGATAAGTACGTAATTATTAAAGAAGCAATATCCGAAGATCTTGCTAAGTTTTGTTATGATTATTTCATGATGAAGAAACAAGTTGCAAGAACTATGTTTGATAATAAATATATTTCACAATTTACTGAATACTTTGGTGTATGGAATGATCCACAAGTTCCAGAAACATATTCACATTATTCTGACATTGTAATGGAAACATTACTTGTCAAATTACTTCCAGTAATGGAAAAACATACATCTCTTAAATTAAACCCAAATTATTCTTATGCTAGGATTTATAAAAAAGGAGATGTATTACATAAACACAAAGATAGATTTTCATGTGAGATTTCTACAACTATGCATTTAGGTGGTGGTTGTTGGCCAATATATTTAGAACCAGATGCATCACAAGGTGGTGTAGATGAAAAGACAGGTAATT